TGCGGCAATTACCCGTCAATAAAAACGGCACCTTGCGTAAACATGTGCGCGGGTGGGTGACCTGGCTCCCTAAGTTTGGGCTGATCTGCACATGGGATGATCAACGCACTGGAGACGAACCCGTCTAACAGCCAGAGACTCAGATCATGAACGAACACCACCTCAAAACCAGTGAAATAGGTTGTTACGACTGCGCGTATTGGCAGGCGTCGCCTGAAGGTACCCCGGTTGAAGAGTTCGGCGAATGCCACCGCCACGCCCCCCTGCCCACCACCAGCACTCTCACCGACCGCACGAAACCCCTGCGCGGGCACTGGCCCCTCACCGACGCCGATGACTTCTGCGGAGACGCCCAACCACGGCCACAGTGACCTGTGCTACCCTCCCCCCTGGAACGGTTGCGCGGGAAACGTGCCGTTCTTTTTGTAGTGCATGTCTGGCTCGGTGGCGGCTCATTCCGCTGCCGAGCTTTTTTCCCCACACATCACCCGTCGCCGAAAATTCGCCAGTGCTGCCGACATTTCGGCCACATACGATCCGCAAACACAGGCCCACTTTTGCGTGTATTCGTCATGCTGCCGACATTTCGGCGGGCGCTGGCGAAATGTCGTCGGTCCGCACGATGTCTTGACGCTCACACGCAGTCACCTGCAGGTCACCCCCAGGTCACCTCCGAGTCACCTCAAGGTCACTTTCGGGTCACCTCCCGCCCATGCCACACCTGTGATACCCTCGCGAATGTATGAAAACATTGAAAATTCCCGGCGTGGACGGTCCGCGGCCTGGTCGTGGAGGGGCCCGCAAAGGCGCGGGGAGGCCCCGAGGCGCGACGATCGCCAATGGGGCCAAGGTCCCAGCCCCCACGCAGGAGAAAGCCGCCCTGCTGGCCCTGTGGAAGGCCGAAGTCGGCCGGCAGTTCCCTGACCTGGTCGCGGCCCAGATCGCCTCGGCCCGCGGGATCACCCACATGATGGCTCGGGATGACAACGGCAAGTGGCAGTCGGTCACCGACCCCGTCAAGATGGCCGAGCGGTTGAACGCCGGTGCTGAGTTTTACCGCCTGACCGCGGTGGCGCCGTCGGCTCAGATGATGATCTCCGTCATGGACCGCATGTTTGGCAGCCCCAAAGCCAGCCTCGAGCTGGAAGTCACCCAGACCCCTACTGAACTCACCGATGCGGAGCTCGCGGCCGGCCTGGTGGCGCTTCTTGATAAATTGAAAAAGCCCGAAGATGCACCATAACTGGTGCAATGCGCTTATTTACTCAATGTTTTCGCACTTCTGTAGTTAACATAACGTGCATTATCAGACGTTGCGTGGGGTGTTATGGGCGCATTGACGCTGGATGAGCGCCTACAGCTTGATGCGTTAACGGCGGAAGCGGCCCGCCGCACCAGCTCGCGGTTTGTGACGTTCTTCTCGGATACCGGGCCCCTGGCGCGGAGCGGTTACCCCAAGCACCTCGACTTCTTCGCCGCCGGACACACCAAAGAGCGGCTGTTCATGGCCGCTAACCGGGTGGGGAAGAGCGAAGCGGGCGCTTACGAGCTGACCTGCCACCTGACGGGTCTCTACCCCCACTGGTGGACCGGCCGGCGCTTCACGGAGCCTGTCGAGTGTTGGGCGGTCGGCACGAATAGCCAGACCACAAGGGACATCGTCCAAGCCAAGCTGCTCGGCAGCGTCCAGGCGCCTGGCACCGGGATGGTCCCGGCGCACCTCATTGCCCGCACGATCACCGCTCGGGGCTTAGCGGGGGCGCTCGAGGGTGCCCAGGTGCGGCACGTCACCGGCGGGATGAGCCTGCTCGGGTTGAAGAGCTACGAGCAGGGCCGGCAGAGTTTTGAGGGCACGTCGAAGCACGTCATTTGGTGTGATGAAGAGCCGCCGGCCGATTGTTACACCGAGATGCTGTATCGCACGGTCACCACCCGTGGCATTGTGATGGTGACGTTCACCCCGCTGCAGGGCATGAGCGAGGTGGTCAAGGGGTTCCTCGAGCCCGAGACCCCCGAGAGCGCGGAGTTCAAGACGTTCATCCAGGCCGGCTGGAAGGACGTGCCACATCTCGACCCAGTTGAGCGTCGGGCGCTCATGGCCACTACCCCGCCCTACCAGATCTCGGCCAGAACGGAAGGCGAGCCCAGCTTGGGCTCGGGCGCCATTTACCCGATCGCGGAGCGGGAGATCTTGGTGCCCACGGCGGAAGTCCCGGCGAACTGGCCGCGGGTGTATGCCTTGGATGTGGGCTGGAACCGCACGGCGGTGGTGTGGGGCGCGAAGGACCCGGCAACGGGACGGATCGTGCTGTATGACGAGCATTACCGCGGGCAAGGGGAGCCAGCGAGCCATGCGGAGGCGATCAAGGCTCGTGGGGCGTGGATCCCTGGCGTCATTGACCCGGCGAGCGCGGGCAGTAGCCAGGTGGATGGGCGAGCGTTGTTCGACATCTACGGCCGGCTGGGGTTGCATCTCGAGCCCGCGGTGAATGCGGTGGAGTCGGGCCTGACGGAGACGTGGAACTTGTTGGTGTCGGGGCGCTTGGTGGTGCAGGAGCACCTGAGCAACTGGCGCAGTGAGTTTCGCAAGTATCATCGGGACGAACAGGGCAAGATCGTGAAAGTGGCGGACCATTTGATGGACGCCACGCGGTATTTAGTGATCAGTGGGCGCGGCGTGATGCGGACGGTGCCGCGTCCGGTGGTGGCGTCGTCGGTACGGCGGTCCACGCCGGCGGACTGGATGGGGGCGTGATGACAGCAGACCTGCAGCAAGCGTTGGACCGGTTCAAGGTGGGCAGTGATGCCGATGTCGAGCAGCGGAACCGCGAGGTGGATGCGTTGCGGTTCCAGGTGCCGGACCTGTGTTGGCCGACAGAGGTCAAGGACCAGCGGAAGCCGCAACTGATCGGGGGCGTGGCGATCCCACAACGGCCGATGCTGTCGATCCCATCGTTGGACCAGCCGATCCAGTTGGTGCTGAACGCGGAGAAGGCCGCGCATCTGGGTGTGGCCATTCATCCGTTGTCGGATGATGCGGAGGAGACCACGGCCGAGATCATTCAGGGGCTGTATCGGCGCATTGAGGTAGAGAGTCGAGCGTCGTTGGCGCGGAGCTGGGCGTTTGAGCGAGCGGTGAAGGCCGGCCGCGGGTATTACCGCGTGATCACGGAGCCGGACCCGGACTCGGACGACCCGTTTGACCAGCGGATCATGATCAAGCGCATTCTGCAGCAGGGCAGTGTGGTGCTGGATCCGTTCGCGCAGGAGCCGGACTCTTCGGACGGGCAGTGGGCGTTCATTATCAACGACATGCCGTGGGCGGCGTATAAGCGTCGGTATCCCAACAGTGAGATGGCGTCGTTTTCGGAGGACGAGCTGTCGGCCATTGGGATGAGCACGCAGTCGTGGGTGAGTGGCGACGAGGGCGAAGGGCGAGCGGTGCGGGTGGCCGAGTATTACCGCATGGAGTATGAGACGGTGTCGCGGGTGCTACTCGATGACGGCACGGACGCCCCGGAGGGGCAGGTGCCAGCGGGGCGCACGGCACGCACGGGGAAAGACGCCCGCACGCGCCAGGAGAAGCGTCCGACGTTGTATTGGTCCACCATCAATGCCATTGAGGAGCTGGAACCGAAGCAGGAAATGGACGGCCGGTATATCCCGATCATTCCGGTGGTCGGGCGGGAACTGATCCCGTTTGAGCAGGAACGCCGCTGGGTCGGGATGATCGAACCGAACAAGGACGCGGTGCGGTTGTTGAATTACAGCGCCAGCAGCGCCGTGGAAATGGCGTCGCTGGAAACCAAGGCGCCCTATACGATGGTCGAAGGGCAAGAAGAAGGCCACGAAGAAGAGTGGCAGTTGGCGAACGTCCGCAACTTCCCCTACCTGCGCTACCGCAATGTCTCCCTGAATGGCACGCCGGCGCCGCCGCCGCAGCGGACGCAGGTGGATACCTCACGGCTGGGGCCGTCGATGCTGCTCTTGCAGCAGGCGCGGGAGTTTATTCATCAGGGCACGGGCGCGTTTGAGAGCGCGTTGGGGCAGCAGAGCCCGAATGCGAAGAGTGGCCGGGCCATTTTGGCGTTGCAGAACCAGCACGAGACCGGGTCGAGTCATTTCTTGGATAACCTGGCGGAGATCAGCCTGACGTATGAGGCAAAGGTCGTGTTGGACTTGATCCCGCACATTTACGACCGGCCGGGGCGTATTGCCCGCATTCTGGACAAGGAAGACGAGCCCAAAACGGTGATGCTCAATGCGCCGTTCACGATGAACCCGCAGACGAAGCGCCCGCAAGCGATGCCGGGTGGTCCCGGCGGACCAATGCCCGGAATGCCCGGACAGATGCCAGGACAGATGCCCGGAATGCCAGGACAGATGCCCATGCAGGGACCGAAGAAGCCCGCCGAGAACTACGACCTGCGAAAGGGTCGGTACGGCGTCACGGTGTCGATCGGGAAGAGCTACAAGAGCCGGCGCGAGCAGGGGGCGGATGAAATGGGCAACTTGTTCCAAGCGAACCCCGCGTTGTTCCCGATGCTAGGCGATATTTACCTGAAGTTCCGGGACTTCCCCGGTCACCTCGAGGCGGCGGAGCGCGTGAAGAAGATGCTGCCGCCGCCGTTGCAGGCGCAGGACGCAGGACCGGATCCACAGCAGTTGCAGCAGCAATTACAGCAAGCCAGCCAGATGGTGGAGCAATTGAGCAAGGCGCTGGACGAGAAGACGCAGCTGCTGGAGTCGGACAACCAGAAGCTGCAGATGCAAGCGCAGCAGGCGCAAGGCGAGCAGCAGGCCAAAATGGAAATTGAGCGGATGCGGAACGAGACGCAGTTGGCTATCACGGCCATGAAGATCCGTGCGGATGAGGCGTCGGCGATCTTCCAGGCCGAAGTGATGCGCGTCGGCACGGGCATGTCGCAGCAGTTTGATGCCACCCAACAGGCCGCGGAACAGCACCACCTGCAGCAAATGGCCGCGCAGCAAGCCCTGCAGGCGCAGACGCAGTCGGAGCAGGACTACCGGCAGGGGCAGCAGATCAGCGAGCAGGAGGCTGCTCTGGCCGCACAAGATGCCGCCCTGATGCCGCCTGACGAACCGGAGGTGCTGTAATGGCTGGCCGGCTGACAATGGGCAACCTGATCCGCGACCTGCAACCGCGGGTGGACATCGAGGCGGAGGGCGCGTCGGTGTCGGGCCAGGTGGGCCCGGCGTCTGTGCGGGTGTCCAAGCGCAAGGGCGCCCCCGTGAGTGGCGAGCTGGTGCTGCCGGCGGGTGACGGTCAGGTCATGGTGGGCCGCGGCGAGGATGGCCGGTTTAAAGGCCGGATGACGCAGCGGGTGAAGGGCGTGGATGTCGAAGCGGAGTATGACGACCGCGGCCCGCGGATGCGTGTCTCGAAAACCCTGAACGTGCGGTGGAAGTAACCATGCCTGAACCACAAGGTATTGCTTTTAGCCTCTCCAACCGTCGGGCCGTCTTAAAAAACGACCCAGAATACGACAAGCTGTTGCTGGCGTTGCGCGATGAGCAGCCAGAGGCGCTACAGGACGACGAGATCGCGCATTTGCAGGCGTTGTCGGCGCCCCAGAACGAACCCGACCCCTATCAGTCCACGATGGAGCGACTGCTGACACCAGGCCGCGGGTCAAACCTGAAACGGTCGGTTGAAGACCGGGTGTTTGCGCCGGTCGTACAAGGCGCGGCGGGTGTTCTTGAGGCGTTGGACCAGCGACCTGAAGGGCTGCCGGAAGGCGCCCCGTATACCACGCCGCTCAGGATGGTGAGTGCGGCCGGCGCGGCATTACCGGCGGGCGTGGGCGTGCTATCTGACGTGC